GTCAATAATAATAATTGACACTAAACCATATTGGTTTATAAGGGTTTAAAACAGAAAGGTAAATATGACTAAGAATAAATCACAATTATATAAATTATTAAAGAGGTATCACAGAATGTTTGATTGCTTTGGTAATAAAATAAAAAGGAAAACTAAATGAAACACAGACTAACACAATACCAAGAAGATCATAAGCTCAGCAATAAAGAACTGGCAAAGTTATTTGGATTAACAGGAACTAATCCAACAGTAACTATTTTAAGATGGAAAAATTGTCAGCGTATTCCACACCCTAAGTTTATGAAAGTTATAACTGAAAGAACTAAGGGATCAATTCAACCTAATAACTTTTATGAGGCGTGGTATGCAGAGCATAAAATTTGAAAAGGTAATAGTTGTTTGGCAGGATATTAATAGCTGCACTACAGCCTGGAATACTGAACAAGATCTAAAAGATCTACAACCTGCTATGTGTACTACAATAGGTTATCTTTATGAAGATAATGATAACTATATTAAAACCTTTGCCACCTACTCTATTGATCCAATAACAAATGAGATGGATGTAGGCGATGCGATTGTAATACCAAAGGGTGTCATAATTAAACTACAAAAACTAGAAAGCTAATGGAAAGAACAAAAGTTTTAACAGTAATATCTTTAGGAGTTGGAGTTCAATCTTCTACTATGGCATTGATGTCAGCTAAGGGTGTGTTGCCTAAAGTTGATTGTGCTATCTTTGCAGACACAGGATATGAACCAAAGAAAGTTTATGAATATTTAAAGTGGATTAAAACTCAATTACCATTTCCAGTTTATACAGTTATGAAAGGTAATATTAAAGATGATATGTTAAACTCTATATCAAATGGCACTAGATTTTTAGTAGCTCCATTTTATACTAAAAATAGTATTACTGGTAAAAAGGGTATGGTTATGCGTCAGTGTACTAATGATTATAAGATACAACCAATTAGAAAAAAGATTAGAGAACTGTGCAGTATAACTTATGGAAAACATTTTCCTAAAGATAAGTTTGTAGATCAGTGGATAGGTATATCTATGGATGAGATTAGTAGAATGAAACCTGCTAGAGATAAGTACCTTAACAACGTGCATCCATTAATTGATTTAAAGATGAGTAGATCTGATTGTCTTAAATGGATGAGTGCTAATGCTTTTCCATTACCTGAAAAATCAGCTTGTATATGTTGTCCCTTCCATGATGATAAGTATTGGTACTTCATGAAACATAACAGACCAGAAGAGTTTGCTGATGCTGTTGAGTTTGATAAAAAAATTAGAAGAGGATCAAGAAAACAAGATGATGAATTATTTACACACAGAAAATGTATTCCTTTGGATGAGGTGAACTTTGATATTAAAAAAGATCAACCTGATATGTTTAATAATGAATGCGAGGGAATGTGCGGAGTTTAGTAGAGTCTATGATTGATGTTGGAAGTGGATTTGTATTAGCATTATTAATACAGATATTTATTTTTCCAATGTTCAATCTATACCCTACTATTTTAGTAGGAATTAAGATCGCTTTAATATTTACAGTTGTATCTATTTTAAGATCTTGGTTTTGGAGAACAATGTTTAATAAAATGAAAGGATGAAATGATTGACCAACCATTACACGTTGAAGACGTGATTGATATGTATAACGAAAAAATAATCATACTTAAAAAAGAAATAGATAGATTAAACGAAGAGATACAAGTCTTAAACTTAGAATTAAAAAAAGAAAGGGAAAAATAATAATGGCAAATAATTGGAAAGAAGAGTGGTTAAATATGCCTGAATTTATACAGGAGAAACAAGAACCTTATGCAAAGATTATAATAAGATTTGATAATGAAAAAGATTTAAATAATTTTTCTAAATTAATTAATCAACCATTAAATAAAAAAACTAAAAGCATTTGGTTTCCAAAATTAATTAGAGGAATAAATTCAAACAAAAGATATGTAGATGAATCCTAGTTATCCAATTTATATTGTATCAAAAGGAAGATTTAATAATTGTTTAACTGTTAGAGAATTAGAAATTATGAAAGTTCCATATAAGATTGTAGTTGAGCCACAAGAATTTGATCTTTATAATAAAAACATTGCAGCAGATAAAATATTAAAACTTCCATTTAGTAATTTAAATCAAGGATCTATTCCTGCTAGGAATTGGATATGGGACCACTCAATATCACTTGGTTTTGATAAACACTGGATATTGGATGATAACATTGAAGGCTTTCACAGATTAAATAGAAACATGAAACCAAAGGTTAGTTCTGGTACAATTTTTAAATGTGCAGAAGATTTTATAAATAGATATTCTAATGTAGCTTTATCAGGTTTTAATTATTATAATTTTTGTAAGACAACGGATAAAGTTCCACCAATAGTTTTTAATACAAGAATTTATTCATGTATTTTAATTGATAACAAGATACCTTTTAAATGGAGAGGAATTTATAATGAAGATACAGATTTATCTATTAGAGTTTTAAAGTCTGGATATTGTACAGTATTATTTAATGCTTTTCTTGTAGGAAAAATTACAACTATGAGAATGAAAGGTGGAAATACAGACACTCTTTATAAAAATGATGGAAGAAAGAAAATGGCTGAGTCTTTAAAAGAACAACACCCTGATATTGTTAATGTTGTATGGAAGTTTAACAGATGGCATCACAGTGTTAATTATAAACCATTTAAAAATAATAAATTAATTAAAAAAACAGATGTAATTTTTACTAATAAAATTAATAACTATGGGATGCAACTTATAAACTAATGGCAAGATATAATTATTTCGTAGGTGGATTTGGCGACTTCTATTCCGAGTGGCATAGAAATAAATGTAATGATATTGCTTACATAGATATTGATTCAGTTCCTATTTGTATTAACAAACCTTGTTGGAAACCATTAGCAGTCATTGAAACTGTATATGATACTGGTAAGAACTATAAGAAATATACTAATGTTGTAGAAGCTATAGCACAAGGCTTAAATATACCTTGTTTTTTGCTATACTATAAACCTATACCAGATACGGATAGCCTAGAGTTCAAAGTTCAGCGTCTATACCCTATTAAAGGCGGTTTAAACCCTATTCTAGAAGAGGAGTGGTATTACGTTATGTTAGATTTACAGATACAGCATGATAAAGTGTGCAAACACAAGGTAAAACCATGATTTATAATGATGATTGCTTTAAGATATTACCAACCATACCAAATAATAGTATTGATCTAGTTCTTACTGATCCACCTTATGGAACTACACAGAATAAATGGGATAGCATTATTCCACTTGATAAAATGTGGATTGAATTAAAAAGAATAGCTAAACAAGATTGTGCTATAACTTTATTCTCACAAAATCCTTTTAGTGCAGTTCTTATTAGTAGTAATTTTGATATGTTTAAATATAATTGGATATGGCAAAAACCACAAGGCACTGGACATCTTAACTCAAAAAAATATCCATTAAAAGATCACGAAGATATTTGTGTGTTTAGTTCTAAACCTCATAAATATAATCCTCAAATGTCTGAGGGTAAGCCATATAAAATTAAATCAGGTAGAGCTAGTTCAAATTATGGAAGTCAAGTTCAAGTTATAACTGACAATCAGGGTTTGCGTTATCCTAAAACTGTATTACAATTTGCACCTGATAAAGATAGATTACATCCAACACAAAAGCCAATAGCTCTATTAGAATATCTTATTAAAACTTATACTAATGAAGGCGACACAGTATTAGATTTCACTATGGGATCTGGCAGCACAGGCGTTGCGGCTAAGAATACTAATAGAAAGTTTATTGGAATAGAAATGGATAAGAACTATTTTGATATTGCCAAAAATAGAATTGAAACAACATTATTATAATGCCTAAGTATAAGCAACATATTAGAGTACCAACAGCTCTATTTGATTATGCTGGGTACAAAGGCTTGGCAGATAACAGAAAGCCTTATGCTTTAGCGATCATTGTAATGCTTTTAAAGTATGTAAATCAAAAGAAAGGTGAGTGCTTTCCTAGATACGCAAAGATCAGAAAGGATTTAGGATGCAGTAAAAAAACCCTAACCAATTATATGCACTTGCTTTCTACTGCTGGACTGATTAAAATTAGGCGGCTATCTTCTACTAACTTATACACAATTAACCCTATTCTACTAGTTAATGAAGTGAACGTAGTACAGGGGGTGGGGAATATGGTACACATCAGTGGCGTACCTAATGCACATATTACTAAAACATATTTAAAAGAACATATTGAAAGAACATCTAATAATAAAATGAATAAAGTAGATAAGATAATTAATAGTAAAGATATAGATAAACAGACTAAGATAATAGAACTAGCTAGTGTACCTCTGGCAGAATTACAAAGCTATTATAATAAACATCCTTATTACATACAACAAGCCATTGAGTACCAAGAGCAAGAGCTGCGTGATGCAAGAGCTGTGCCAAAGCATATTGTAGAGCAAGCCATGACAGCAGCGGTATCAAAGAATGCAAAGAACAGAAGTTTTAATTATCGTAAGAAGATTGAGTTCAATAAAAGAAATGGATTGAATTGGAAAGGCGAACCAATAAAGAAATAATAGTACATTATGGCAGGATTTAAATCTAAGAAGATATTCTGTATGGGTATGTCAAGGTTATCAGGCAAGCATTGTCAGGCTAAAGGCTATCCTACAAATAGCTTTACAGAAGAAGGAGTTCAGAAATACCTATGTCGTTTTCATGGTGGTCAGAATTCTGATTACTTTGGTTTTAGGAATAGAGCTGGGAAAGGTGGATTTAAAAAAGAAAATTATTCACATAGCTCTAGGCTCAGACAGCTCTGTACTTTAAAACAATTTAAAGATAAACCGATTGAATATGTCAGAGATTACTACGAAAGAAACATCAAAGAACGAATTGACAATAAGCAATTCAGCTCTGAATATGGTCGAAGAGCTGCTAGTAAATGGCAAAACACTTACAGAAATTTTTTCAGATCAAAAAGTATTGCCGATCAGCTTATACAAATTTCACTTTTGGTTAAGAAAGCCAGAAAACAAGGAAGCAAAGATTAGAATATTAGAGGCTCAAAAGTTAGGAGTACAGACTTTAGTTGATCATCTGTTGTCTATCTACATGCAGGATATAAATGGTAAGCAATTAGATCCTAATGTTATTGCATGGACTAGGGAGAAGACAAAGTTCATACAATTTTTAGCAACAAAGATAACAGATCTATACTCAGACAATAAACCACAGGAAAGCAATGTTAAACAAAGCATTACTGTGTCATGGCTTGATAGTGCTGAACTTCAGAAGCAATATTTAGATCTTGAAGCTGAAGAACTAAAGGAAGTCAAGACAAAGGAATTAGAAAGCAAGCCAAATAATTAGAATTGTTTATCAAATTTATAGTCAATGGCTAACGCCTCGTTCTCTCTGTATAGTATTTGTTTTACCTCTAATTTATTACTAAACATATCCTCCACGTTGTAATTTTTTTCTTCAATGTGTTTATCTATGAGATTGTTAATCAGCTTAGATATTGTTATTTCTTCATGTACAGCACAGGAGATAACTTTCTTCCATACGTTTAGTTTAAGGCTCAAAGTTTTTCTATTAGCTACAATGTCATCAGTATTTAATATAATCTTTTTTTTACTGTGCATATTCAAAATCATCCTCCATTAGTTTGTGTGTTAGTAGTCTTCTGTTTTCTAATTCGCATTCAATTAAACGATAATAGATAACCTCTTTAATATCCTTAACGCTGTAAGTATTATAAAGATCAAATTGATTTAATAGTTTTTCATCATTTAATCTGGTTATATGCTCTTTTAACTGTTGTATTGATGTCATTAAGCAACCTCCATTTCTAAAATATCCATTAAATAACTATCTTTTTTACAATTTGGACATCCTTTAAAATATCCTTCTTTATCTTTAAACATTTTCAAATCATCCTCATCCCCAATAAAATCACAATTATTGCATTTTACTTCTTCATTATTCATTGTTTTACCTTTCTATAAGTTGTTTATTATTTCTTCGTATGTGTCTTTGTCGCCTATCCAACAAGTGCTAATTTCAATTTTATCAGGCTCATCAATACAGCTTTCAATAAAACTAAAATCTTCGTCGTCATATATACCTGCTCCTTGATACACCATGTATTGTTTCATTTATGCAACCTCCAAAGTTTCATCTTCTTTTAAATATTCATTATAGCAATCATCACAAAGCCAATATTTTGTATTGCTATATTTTAACATTATAGTAGAACAATTTTCATTACATTCATTGCAATGATTTTTGTCTAGTTTTTCATTAGTCATGTTTTTTCCTTTCAATTGTTAATATAGTGTTAGTTTAAAATAATCATCCAGGTACACCAATAAATGAATTGAAGCGTATCCAAGTATTATTATGATAGTAGTAATTGCTAATGCTTTGTAGTCTGATCTATTAAACATTAGGCAACCTCCATAATTTCTAACGTATCAATTTCAAGCCAATGATCTTTATGAGATATAGCATCTCCATTTCTAACTATTTTTTCAGCCTGTTCCTGATTTTTTGCCAATACAGTATATGTTCTTTGTACATCATATTGTATTACAACATCATACTTTTTATTTTTTTTAGTCATTATGCTACCTTTCTGTTATTTATTGTTTCTTGATACAATTCCCAATCAACTAAAGAAATATAATCTAAGTCAGCTAAAGATTTAATATTTTCCCCAGACCATGCTTTTTCAATTATCTCTTTGTAATTTTCAACAAGCGATTGAGCATATAAACAAGATTTTCTAATCATTAAATAATCTTTAACAGTGTATTTGCATGCATTTAAAAGACTTTCAGCTATATGATGAACAACAAAAAGTTTTGCACAGTCAGAAATAGAAGCGACGCCAGAATAATTCCTGTTGTCAAAACTCTTTCTGTGTCTAATTTCATCTTGTTTATTCATATTAAATAAATCATCTCTGTAAGCATTCCAACGTATATTATTTAAAACACTTAGTTTTGAGTATGCTTGATTTATTGTTTTTATTATTTCTTTTTGTTGTTTGTTCATATTATAACCCTTTCAAAGTTATTGTTTATATTTATACTATAATATTAGCCTAATTGGTTGTCAATGATAGTATAGATCTTATTTTAACATCTCATTACTCCATAAAAATATGGAGTAATAAGTTGTTAAAATTAAAAGAACTTATCAACTAAAAGTTGCACAACACAAAACGCAATCCCAATTAATAAGACTGCAAACATACTAAAACCAATAATCAATCCGTAAGTTATCATCTATGCAACCTCCTTGTTTAAATCAATAGTTCTACCTAAACCTTTCATTGGAATATATTTTTTATCATTCACGAAAACAACAAAGTTTTTTTCTATTCCATATTCGCAAATATCAATAGCTTCTCTAACAGTATTAACTTTAAAAGGTTTAACTGTTTTTAAAGATTTAACTTCATTTCCAAAAACATTGTTAATTTTATATTCTATCGTTATCATTGGTTTTACTTCGTATGTTTTTAACCAAGATTTTTTATTTATTTTTTGCATTTTATTTCCTTTCATTGTTTAGTTAATAACCTTTTAGGGTATGAATAATAATAAGTAAATCATTATTTTAACAAAAATATTAAGCTATTGAATTTATTATCTTATTTCTTTAGATCGTTATTTTATGCGGTTAATTAAATTAGAGCCGCCAAAAGAAAAATAAGACAAATAGAAAAGATTAATAATAGAAAAGAATATATCAACAGCTTAACTAGAGATTGAATAAAAGGAATTAAACACAAACTAAATACAGACTAAAAGAAAACATTACACCAATTAAAACCTTTGATTGTGTTGGTAAGTGTAAAGATCAATCAATTATATATGTGTGTTAAAGTTGGATTTAGATAATACATTAAGCATCAATCAAAACGTGTGTATGTAATCGGATGTTGTATTTATGCAACATTTTATAGCGTCAGTTATAATAAAGTTTAGTGTGATAATAAAAAGTTATAGGAATAAACTATTTATAATTGCATCCGACCAATTACATTTAAAAAAAAGCAATAAACTTTTTAAAGGTTTTGCTAAAATTCCTTATTAAATGAGGGGGTACACCCAAAAAATCCGCCAGACTTTCTATATTGATATATATGGGACTTATTAGGATACCCTTAGCCATAGTCAGTTTACCTACAGCCACACAACAAACAAAATCGCTAACTCATAATGGGTATATCCACAAACAACCCACCCCCTTTTCCTTTGCCTGACCAACCTTAATATAATATTAAAATACTACTAATAGTATATGAACAGATTAATGCACCAAGATGATGAAGATTATTACAATGCTAATGTAAAAGCAGTTGTATTTATAAATCAAGATAACTCTATTACAGTTAAGTTTACTGGTTTTGAAGACAAAGAACATTCAGCAATCTTTAGTTCTTGGTTAATGATGTTATTGAATATTGAGAACGCAATTATAAGCGATGCAAAATCTAAATTAATTCATTAGTCATGCTAACACCAATTACCGAAACAATTATAAAATCTAATAATTCAGAATATAAAATACCCTATTCACCAAGAAGAGAGCAAACAAGACTTCATTTTAAACTAATGAAAAAAAGATGGTCTGTATTAGTCTGCCATAGAAGGTTTGGTAAAACAGTATGTATGATTAATCATTTATTAATGTCAGCTTTAAAATCAACAAACAATAATCCA